AACTAAAGCTGTCAAATTTTTATTAAGTAAACAATTAAGCAATAAAGTCAACCACGTTCCGGATAGTAATCCATGCGTAGTTGCCCATATCTCATCATTAACCAACACAAAAGAATTAGCGATAGTATTGGATAACCAATCTATCATGTGTGGATACTTACCTATGTAAAACTCTTTCATAACTTCAATTATAATTCTTATAAATATTCCTAAAGTTTTTCCATCCCATTCCTTAAAATCAGCATCACCAGTCTCTACACATTTTATTAATTTCTTCGCCAAAAGATCAGCATCAATATATGGATTATATCCTATACTGATGCCAGTATCATGGCGAGTATCTTTAAAATGCTTCAACAATTGACCAAATATTTTCTTCGTCCACCAAATATGTCCCAAAGGCATTACTCTAAATGTTCTAGGAGCATCCACTTTCGCGGATGATCGTAACTCATCTTTAAAAACTTCCTTGCACATAAAATGATCGTAATTATATACTCCGTTCCTAGCTTCCTTCTCTATAGCTTCCGCTAATTCATACAATTCATCCTTAATTACCTTATTCTCAAAATCAAAATATTTATCTTTACCACTCATACAATGATATCCATTACTGGAATCCTTATTGAGTGAAGGTACATATTTTCCTCCAAAAGCTACTTCATGGTCATCTAAATCGTCAAACTTAACAAACAACGTTCGCAAATACTGTTTTATAAAATCTATCTCCTCTTGAGTAACCCTACCTTGGCGTACGAATGTTTTTTGTGATAAATGTTTTAATGTTTTGGCCGGAGTACCCTGCGATTTGAAATTCGGTGGAGACTTAGAATCAATTGACTCACACGGAACAGACGTATAATTTTCACTACTCGTCTGAACCTCATGTATCAACTGCGCCATCTCCTCACAACCATTCTTATGCAACACGCTTCTAACAAAACTAGTATCACCTACAGCTCTTGATTGCTCTACTGCATTTTCATATCTTACTCTTACTCCTGAAAAACCGGGTATTACTTTCTCATCCAAATCAAAGTTAGTCGCACACGGACTATTTAACATTAAATCTCTTATCTCTTCCATAACCATTTTAGATGGTTGTACACAAAAGCCAAGATCAGAAGAACCTGCAACATGGAAACCTATTATACCAGCACCAGGTGCTGCTAAAACAGTTCCACAACCTCCAGCGGCTGAATAAGGTGTATAAAAACCAGTCTGTGGTAAATGTTGCCACTTACCTGAAACAGTTGAATATGCAACCTTATCAGTATTTCTCAAAACGTCTATGTCAAATGAAACAGGAAAGTCTCCTGTTGAATTTACTAAAAACCAGTTACCACTATTAGTGGCCCCTCCAGCAAATAACGCATGATTCAATTTATACAGAGGTACAGTACCTATAATCTCATATATCGCTACATCAGTTGTCAAAAAACTCTTTAATCTACGTAATTGGACATTCTCTATTTCAACATGTTTATTAACATAATGCTCCCATGAACCATAAATATCAACAAATTTATTGCCAATATCCATATGTGCCGGTAACATTATCCTTTTTCCACTAACAACGCATTGAGAATGTTCGTCTTTATCTCCTTTTTCTCCTTTTACAATTATAGTTTTACA